GCAGTAATTGCTAACAATTGCTGCATATTATTAATAGGTGATTTTTTCATTATTTACATTCTGTTATATATTTAGCGTTTTCAATAATCCATGTTTGTACTTCATCAATAGTATCAAACAATGGACATTCATGCACGTATGTATTATGATCTTCATTAATTACCATACATGCATTCGCTGAAAATTTTCCGTCTTTTGTTATTTGTATATTATATTTAGCCATAATTACATCCCATACGCTTCAACTAATTCAAAATGTCTTTCGTAAACGTGTAAGTTTTGTACTTGCCAAATAAGATCGCCTTTAGTAATGTAATCACTATCTAGATCTATAGTATCATTATATGCAGTAACCATTTTATCCATTAGATATTGAGCCCAAGCATAATCATTTTTATAACCAAATACAACATCATTAGATCTCATTTGAGAAACCAAATGAAGTTTACCATCACGAATATAGAATGTTTGTGCATTAGTACAAATAAAATCTGATTTACCATTCTCATCAAACTCTTTCCAAATACTTGGACGGTTATAAACCATTTCAGCTCTACGAGAGTCTGGATTGTTTCTCAGTTCATTTAATGCATTTTCAAATTGATTATAGTATTGATCAGAAAAAACTATTTTTCCATAATTACTATTAATATTCCCATAAGCATCAGCAGCATATTTCCAAGCAGCAGGAGCATCACGTTCTTCACCATAGATGTCATTAATGTTGGTTGATTGCTTTTCATACCACGCGATTTCTTTTTGTATATACTCATCAGAAGGTACTCCAAAAATGGCTGGTTTATCTGCTTTAAAAGATGCACCAAGCATCTCAATAGTTTTTGCACCAGTTTTATCTACGGTAAAGCGTTGAGCTTCAAGTTCACCAACAAAGTAATTTTTAATATCAGCAACGTTCATCATAATATTACCTCTTTATTTCTTTATTGGTTTATTGAAAATATCTTTACCTTCAGTTTGTCCTCCAATACCTCCACGACAATAAGAAACAAAGAAGCTTGCATAGTTAGCAAGATCTTTAGCGCTGTCTTCTAGGCTTTCAAAATTAGGATCATATCCATCAGAAGCTTTCATTGCTTCCATAACAGATTTCATACGAAGCATTTTAGCCCACATAACTTCATAAATTGTTTGTACACCACTTGGATAATAATCTGCTTGTTTGATTGGTGAGTTTGGATTTTGATAATCTCTAGATTTTTTAAGTTGTAAATCAATACACTCTTGAAGTACTTTTACAGCCTCAGGAGTATTTTTAGAATACTTTACTGAAGCTTCGGGAGTTTTTGTTACTTTTTGTTTCATGCCATATAACCTTTAATTGATTGATTCAAAACGTGGGAATAAGTTTTTCTTTTTACCATCCCAGTGTCCATAAGCAGGAATAATACCATTGATATCATTCCAATTAAACGAAAGTGTTGATCTTGCACCAGCACTATTTACCCAGTATTGAGTTGTATTATCAAGATTAACTAATGAAGCATGAGCACCAATGATTTCAAGTTTATCATTAATCTTAAATTTCTTTAGTAGGTGCATAGGAACTTTCCTACCACTGCCACTATTACCAACCCATTGTCTATTATCTGGCTTTTGAGACATTGCATTTTTATCTTCAATTTTAGTTTCACGATTGTTAGTGTATACCCAATCATATCCATCTTCTTGTTCAACTCGAATGCCAACACCCAATTCAATTAAAAGCTTTTCCATATAATTATTAATTGAATCACCAAGTTGTTTACTCATTTCTACTGATCGTTGTGAAACTGGTAATGAATCAAAATATTCGACAATATTAACACCTTTAAAATCTTCAAAAGCTGGAATACACTTCTCTTTCCAAACTTTTTGTAATTCTGGCATTACTTGCCTTATTCCATTAATGAGTGGTGTATATTCACCATCAACATTAAAAGTCTCTTGACCTTTCGTTTCTGCTTTTATATTCATAGTATATTTTTGTATCGCGAAGTATTTAATAGTATATTATAACATGTTTTTTTGTAAATGTCAACTAATTAATAGCGATCATAAACATAAACATCTGCTCTTTCTGCTAATGATAGCGGAAGAGATCGACAAAAACGACGGCTACCATAACGATGGCCTCGTCCTTGCAATTTAACATATTTCTTTTTACCACGCTTTGCAAAAACATTTTCTGCTTTAACATTTTGGCGTAATAGTTCAACTAATTTAGCGTCATTACCAACTGGTTTTCCTTCTTTCATTTGAACTGTAAATTTGTAACATGGGGTTCTTTTTAGTTCTGCCATTTTATATCATCCTCTCTTCTACATATTGATTAAAAATATTTTCAAATTGTGGGTTTTCTTTAACTATCTCACGAATTTTTGCAAACTCTTCCTGACCGCGTTTCCATACTCTATGATCATCACTCATAGCAGAAAACCAATCATGATTTTTTAATACTGTTTCAAACTCTTCTATATTCATGAAGCCTCCTTAAGATAATTGTAAGGTAAGTTATTTTGATAAGAGAAGTAATCCCAATCACCGGCAGCATCACTTGCATCCATCATCCAACGAATAGCAGTAGAACGTTTATTAGCTCCAATTTTAATTAAATGATCTACAGTTTTTTCAAACTTATTAATACATTCTTTTTCAACTGCTCTTTCGAATTTTTCATTATCTATCTGAGCTTGTAAAGTATCATCCCATATTTTTTGCTTCTCTTCATTTGAAGCAGTATAGAATGCATGTCCACGAGGACGAACACCATAAGCATCTTTATATAGATCAGAAAAAATATTTTCATCAAATGTGTATTTCATTATAAATCTCCTTCACGTCTCATCTTATCTTTTTCTTCTTCAACCCATTCTACTGGAATTTCCAGAGCTTGAGCAATCGCTAGAGAAGGAAAACCTTCCGCAAGCATTTCCTGAATATCAATAATAATATCGCTAATTGCTGACATTTTATTTGTCCTCCTTTTTAGCTAGTTTAAGAAATTCTTTTGCTTCTGTCATAGTGACACCAGCAGATTCGATTACATCATTAAAGGTTTTTGGTCCAAACTCTGAACCGATACGAGTAAGTCTATCACCAAAAGCAGACATACGATTAGAACGAGCGACCTCGTCATTTGATAAGCCTTTCATAGGCATGTTCATTGAATAATCCATAAGAATACGACCAAGATGGGCAGCGTATTTCTCAGCATCAGTAGGATTGTAGTTGGGTTCGTAGTATCGCATAATATCTCCTAATTTTTTATTTTATAGTTATATTATACACTAGTTTCAAGAAGATGTCAACCTTTTTGTGAAAAAAGTTTTCATTAAAAATCAATAACTTAGAATTATTTTCAATTATTTTTTTGGTAATTTACAAATAAATTCGATATTTTCAGCTATTTGTGCATCAGATTCATCTAAAACACCATCTTCTATCATAGTGTCTATCATATCAGCTAGTTTTAATACAACTAAACTATTATATGGTTGCTCTAATTTTTCAAATAGCTCTATCAGCAATTCGTTCATATTCTTCTTCTATTTTTTCTACAGATATTCGATATTTATTACCGTTAATATCTGTGGCATAAAGCCATTTATCTGTAGATAATAAGTATCCGTCTTTTGGATGCAGATCCCATTCGATATTACCTACTTCTTGTAATAATGATCCTTCTATTTCAGAATCAATATTTAATGCAGTCTTAACACGATCTGCAATATAATCACAATAAACTAAACCCGGCATACACGACCTTCAAAATCAAAGTTTGATTGATATGGAACATACATAGTTGTTCCAACACGAGATTCGAATCCTGGAGATTCTAAAACTTTTACTGTATAAGCGGCATAACCAAGCTCGTTTATACCTTTATCTGTAACTTTACCAATTAGATAAACATCTTCACGGCCAACCCAAGGTTCAAAATCTAAAGCTTTGATAGTATCACCAACTTCAGCAACATTTTCATATTTTAACATAATATAACTCCTAAATTATTTTCTCATAAAAGATGGTACGTTAGCAGTAATGTAATCTTTAACAACACCGTCATTTAAGAAAGACTCAATAAGATCACGATTAACTTTATCTTCTGTAATGTTATTATCATTTAATTCTTTGATGATAAGATTACGAACTTTAGCACAAGTCCATTTGTGGAATCTACGATCTCTAGAACAAACATGAGTAAAGTCAGCATGAGTCTTCGCAGTTGAAGGTACAAATGTTAGATAGTTAGATTCAATTCTAAAGTTTTCTTTTGTAATCATAAATCTCCTTGCTTTATTATTTAATATAGTTATATTATACACTAGTTCTAAGAAGATGTCAACCCTTTTTTAGCCTTTTTTCAAACTTTTTGCAATTTTTTCAATATAATCTAGATCATCTGCAGACAAAGTTCCTGATTCTACTTGCTGTTTTAGTCCTTGTCCAATCTTATCAAGACGATATAGATTTGCTAATAAACCGTGATTACCAGCATGAGATGGAGCTTGCCAACCTTCTGGTTTCATTAAATCTGGTAAACCAAGTGGATTTGGTCTTTCTGGTTTTACACCAACTTCTTTTGACATATTAGCTTCCATAACTTGATCCCATGCCTGATGAGAATTTACTTTAAATGCATCAAGTGTGCCGATAGCAACTACACATATATCAATTAAACCATCTACAATTTCTTCTGCGTCAATTTTATTTGCAAACGCTTTTTCTGTTTCTTCCAATTCTTCACGAACAAAACGAATCCTAAACTCTAAAAACTCTTTAAGTTTATCTGGATTATCCTTTACCCAATTAGGTAGTTGGAACTTGTTTTGCATTTCATGAATATCTTGGGCCCAATCTTTACTCATGTTATTCTCCTAGTTCTAATTCTAATTTTCTTATTTCATCCTTTAATAATAATTTTTCTTTCTTAGCTTTGCTTACAATATCATCTGAGCAACCTTCAGCAATAAGTTGTTCTACTATGTTATGCTGGTGATCATGTTTTGATATTAGCACATCTAATCTCCATCGTTTTGTTTCGTCATTCAACGTATATCTCCTTAAACAAAAAAGTCTTCAAGAGTATTTACCTTCTCTGCAGACCAACCGATCGCTTCGAGGATAGATTCAAGAGGACTTAGAAAAACCTTTTCAAATTGCTTTTCATAATCTATATAGTCATGCAATCCAAGTTCTTTAGGAAGTACTCCGGGAAACGATATAATATTTTCACGAATAGGATTAGGTGTTTTAAGATAAACAAACTTTACTTTATCACCTGAAATAACAGATTCGAATTTTTTATCTAACTGCTTTTCTTTCAAATGATAATTATAAAGAATACAACCTCTTACGTGCATTGGACAACCTTTTTTGTACAATGTTTCTCTATTCCTATACTTATCTATATTATCTGTACCGGAGTTACGGCCAATAGCTTCAGGTGGTAATTTAAAGAACTCATCTTTAAAATTAGCAATAAATTCTTGCATTGCTTCTTCACCTTCATTCATAATTACTTTAAATGCTGCTTTCAGTTTATCACGACAAACTTCCGGAGTAGAAGATCGTACTGATTCCAAACCTGTAACAGAAATCTTAGGTTGTTCATAATGTACACCTTCTGAGTTAAGTGCATTTAAAATATAACGTTTCTTTGCAATGAATACTGCTTTATCAGTAATCTTTTCTCGCTTCATACTCATTGCTTGTCGATATGCTCCCATCTTTTCAGCAAGTTCTTTATAACCAGCATCAATAATAGGTTCAATTTTCATTTCACAAATTTTATCAAGGAACTCTTCACCTTTAGCACGATCGATATCCATTGTACCAAACGAAGCTTGAATAACAGGTCCCATATTAACATAGATAGAATCTGTATCGATGTAGATAATATAATCAACACTATCTGTTTTCAATAACTTATTTAGATATTCGTTTACAGATTTTTGAGCGTAACGAATTGACAATTGGCCAGATGTTGTAATTGCTTCAGCCATATCGTTAATATAATATAGGAAGTAAATATTTGCTGTTGCGCCATACAAAGAGTTCATAGCAATCTTAATCGCCATTTGCTGATTATGTAATTGGTTAGCTTCTCGTTTAAGAGCTAATTTATCAGTACCCTTCGCAGTTTCAAGTTCTTGTTCAACTTGTAACATACGCTTTTTAATTCCAGATCGAGTAGCATAATATTCATCAATGATTTCAGGAATGATACCAAGTTTATCTTTTCTAAAGCATGCACCATTAGCACATGTTGCATACCTAGATCTGTTTTGATATGGTACACGCATTGTACTACCAGGATTATTAGGATCTGCAACTTCTTGTCCATTGAGCACCATATCTTGGTTAATATATTCTCGTGCGTTGTCTACATATGTTTCTGGTGACAAGTTATATTGTAACATCAGGTGTGGATATAGAGAATTTAGATCGAACGAGACAACCCAAGGATGCATTCCAACCTTTGGATCTTTAACATAACCACCAACGAGTTCAGCAACGCGTTCACCAGGACCACCTTTTAATGGAGGCACAATACCTTTTTTCATCAGTCGACGATAAAGAGTTGTTTCCCAAATACTCACGGTACCAAATGCATCAGAATAGTTTACACCTCCACCATAAGCAACAGTCATTACAAGAGATAGTAGACCTGATTCCTCTTCAAGCTTTTCAACAAGCCATGTATCTTTAAGGTTATAATCCAAATAAAGTTGTGGATTTTGTTCGTACAAAGCAGTCAAAGAACCATATTCAGAGTAATCTAATTTCTTTTCACCAAGCACGACGTAAGCAATATGATCTAGTTTATAAGATTCTTGTGGACCATATTTGTAACCAAACTTCTTAAAAGCATCCATATAATCAATAATCGATATACCAGATATAGACCAAGTTGATTGTTTTTTACCAAATACTTCACGAGATTGCTGACGAATATTACGCCAAGGAGATAGATCTTTAACCCAGTCTTCGCCAAATAAACGAATCATACGAGTTATAATATATTGAATATCAAAATATTCAACGTTCCAACCAGTTACAATATCAGGATAGTCTTCCATCCAAATACGTTTAAACTCTTGAAGTAATTGATGTTCAGTATCAAACTTTTTAAATTCGATATTATCTGGATTAATATCAGTAATAGTTTGAGTCTTATCATAGTCTTTACGACCAAGCAAATGATACCTTAGGTGTTTAGTCGACTTGTAAGCAATAGATGTAATTTCTTTATCTGCTTGGTTAATATTAGCATAACCATCAGATATATCAACCTCTATATCAAACGAAACGATATTAATTAATGATGGATCAAATTCAATATTATCAGGATAATGCTCTTGAATAAATTGCGCAACATAATTACTATTACCAGCAATTTTAAATCCATGAACATCTTTATGATCTTCGATATAGATACGAGTATCTTTCATCGTACCTTTTTTAGTAGCCTGAAGTGGACTATCATCAATAAGAGATTTCCACATCGATTCTTTATTATTAGTACCTACAAAGATAGTAGGTTCGTATTTAATTTTACGTTCGAACTTTCGTCCGGCTTGATATCCTCGCCATAGAATAAAGTTACCAATTCGATCTACGTTGGTGTAAAAATCAGGCATGAATTTCCTTATGTGTTTTGTACATTATAGTTAACATTATATCAAAAAAGCGCATTAATGTCAACTATTATTTACATCCTTTTCTGACATTTTTGGGTGGATTCCGCGGTCATGCGCAACTTCAATAGCAAGAGCTTGAATGTCATCGATAAGAGCTCTAATCATTCCTTCATCACGTCTTTCCTTTGGCACACTGTATTTTTCATAACGAAGGTATGATGCTTTCTCGTGCATTAGATTAATTTTTTTACAGAAGTCACTAATTTTGTGTTGCATATTTTCTCCTAAGCTGCAATTTGGCTGAAGTTTTTTACTTTCTCAAATTTAATATGAGACATAAATTTGTCACCAAACTGATGTCCACGATGAGAGATAACAAAGATATTATCATCAGCATTTAAGTTATGTAAAGTATCAATTAACATCTCGATACCAGTTCCATCAAGAGCACCATCTAATGTTTCATCTAGCAATAATAGATTAGTTGCTACTGAATTTCTTAATTTTGCTACAGCTCGCCACGCTAACATAATTGATAATGTAATACGTAGCTTTTCACCTTCTGAGAATGAAGCATAAGAGAATTTATCACGGAAACGAGATTTAATAATCTCATTAAAGTTTTCATCTAGTTGGAAGTCGACAAAGAGATCAAACGCTGTTAGATATTTGTTGATAAGTTTATTCATAACAGGTACATACTGTTTAATAATCTTAGCTTTAATACCTCCATCTTGCAGCATTGCTCTAATAACTCCAATCACTTCTTTTTCTTCAAACAAAACTGTTTGCTGATTTTCAATCTTTTCTAATTGTCTATTATATTCCTCTAATTTAGATGTGTCAACTGCTTCGACTTCTTCCTCAGCACTTGTTAATTCATTTTTATAAGACACAAGAGCATTCTTTGCCATTTTAATATGAGCTCTATGATCTGCACTTGTAAGTGCTTTATCAGAAATCTTATCTTCGACATCTGAAATTTCATTCATACGAGTTTCATATTCTTGTATTTTAGCATCAAGATCTACAGTACCACTTTTAATTTCATCCATCTTATTTGATTTTTTAGTCATTGCTTCTTGCTTAAAATCATGAGCAATAGCTTGCTCACAAGTTGGGCAGTTATCATTATTATGATAAAAAGCATGCTCATTTATAAGAGTTTGTAATGATGATGTTAAATCGCGTTTAAGTTGTTTTGCTTTATCTAATTTAGATTTAACATTTGGTTTATCCTTAATAGATTCATTAAGTTCTGCAATTTCTTTATCAAGTACATCAATAGAAGCTTTTTCATTTTCAATATTTTCGAGATGTACTTTCATCTTTTCTTTAATCTTGTCGACTTCTTTTTCTTTAATCTTTCGTATTGATTCATTATGTTCTTTTGCTGAATCAATTCTTGTTTCGATCATATCTTTTTGATAACTGTTTTCTGTAATGCTTTCTTTATTTGAACTTATTTTATCTTTTAATAACGTATTCATAACACTAAATACTTCAATGTCAAGTAAGTCTTCAATAATATCTCTTCGTTGGCCTGCTGCTAAATCCATAAATGGAACATAAGTTGCGCTACCTAATACAACTATCTGAGTAAAAGATTTATAGTTTAGACGTAATATATTTTGTTCTAAATAAGATTGATAATCTTTAACAGCAGCATCTTGATCTATTAAATTACCATTCAAATAAATCTTAAAATAGTTTGGTTTAATACCTCGTTGTATTTTATAATAAGATGATCCAATAGCAAATTCAACTTCAACTTCTAATTCTTTATTATTAATTGAGTTAACTAATTGGTCCTTCTTTACTTTACGAAAAGCTTTTCCATATAAAGCAAATGTAAGAGCATCAAGCATAGTCGACTTACCACTACCATTAGTGCCACTTACCAGAGTTGTTTTGCTTTTATCGAAAAGAATTTCAGTGAATGCATTACCCGCTGAAAGAATATTCTTATAGCGGATCTTTTTAAATTGTATTTTCATTTATATAGATTGTGCCTCAGTATATAATTCATCAATAATTCTTTTTACATGAACTTTATCAACACGCGTTTCCATTGCATCAATATAGTTATGTAATATTTCTTTTGTGTCTTTAGTTTCATCTAGTATTTCATCAATACCTTCAGCTTCTAAATTTAAAGAGTCTTCAACTGCTTTTACATCAGCTGCTCCAGAATCTACTAACCTATTAATAAAAAGATCATAGATATATGGATTAGTTCTATTTTTTACAATAACTTTAATATAAGTATTTTCGATATTATCTGTATTTAGATTAGCAACATCATCAATAGTCATATCAGCATCATCATATTCAATCTTATGAAAAATAGGATTTGGATTTAAAATCCAATCTAATTCTCTTGTTTCAGTATCAAATACTCTAAAACCACGTTTGCCTTGATAATCAGCCCATGTCATTTCATATGGAGAACCAAGGTAAGAAATATTATTATATGTAGATGGATGATGGAAGTGACCAGAGTATACTGCTTCAAAGTTTGTAAATACTTCTTTAGTTAAACCATGATCGCATACATGTCCTTTATCCATTTCAAATCCTTGAATTGAGAAGTGGCCAATACATACATTAGCATCTGAATTACGAATTTGATCCATCATTTCTTTGTAATTTGAATTATTAATCCAAGGTACCATTATAAACTTAGTTGAGCCAATTGTCAAATGTTCACATTTATCTTCATAGATATGAAAGTTATCATACTCACGAAGCAATAGATTCATTGAGTTAACTTCATTTGTATTTGTATAATATGTTGTATGATTACCAACTAAAGCATGAAATTCAATATTACGTTTAGCAAGTTCGTCAAAGAAAAACTCTTTACCTTTTTGTAAACTTACAAAGTTAATATATTTACGTCTATCAAATGTATCACCAAGATCAAATACGATTTTAATATCATGCTCATCTAAATATGGAAAAAAGATTTCACGAAAAAATCTTTCTTGATGTTGTTGAAATATTTTAGAATCACCACGCACTCCAATGTGCATGTCTGTAACCATTGCTATTTTCATTATAATCCCTCGATATACTTATTATAAGCTTCCTCATCCATAAAATCTTCTAAATCTGCTTCGTTTACATTTTCTAATTTAAATATCCATGTAGTCCAATCATCACTTACTGCTTCAGGCGTATCTTCTAATGATGCATTAATTTCAGTCACCAGGCCTGATACTGGACAATAAACATCTGAAGCTGCTTTAACAGATTCTACTACAGCACATTCTGTATCTTTATCAAACACTTCACCTGGTGCTGGTAATTCAATATAAACCAAATCACCTAATAATTCAATAGCATGTTGAGTAACTCCAACTAAATATAAGTCACCTTCTTTTTTAATCCATTCGTGTTCTTTTGTAAATCTCATTTTTTCTTTTCTTCTTCTTTTTCTTTTTTCTTTTGTTTATCACGATTAAGTTTATCTTCAAAATCTTCAATAAATGTATTCATATAATCTGCTGCAGTATTTAAATGTAAACTTAAATCTTCATCACCTTCATATGTTTGACCTGCTGCAAGAAATGCTTGAGAAGATTTGAAACGAATATACATTTGTTTCTTTTCTTTTGCAATACGTCTTAAGAATGCATACCAAATAATTTGTGTAAAGTATGCAAATGGATTATTAGATTTATCTGGATTAAAGTTGCTTATGTAAAGTAAACAGTTTTCAATACCGTCTGAAATCATATCTTCTTTATATGAATATCCAGAAAAATTTGGTTTAGTAGCCAATCTCGTAGCAATTTGTAAAATGCATTCACCAATATAATCAGGAACGCGTGGTTTTTTGTCACCAGCTTCTTCTGCTTCTTGGCAACTTGCTTTATAATCTACCATTGCTGCGAGTAGGTCTTTATTATTAACGTAGTTACGCTTAGCCATAGTTCCTCACTCGTGTTGTAATAATTTTAAATAATTCTAACATATTTTTAATGAAATGTCAACTGTTTTTATTAAATTAAATTATTTTTAAAAAAAGTTAAAAAAAGGGTTGACAAACTTTTAAAAGCCATGTATAATAGGCTTATGCCTTAGAAACCAATAAAAGGCTCTTAAACATCAACTGTAAAAATCTTAACAGGAAATTGTTCTGATCCATAGATTTCCATTCTTTTTCTAAAATGTTGTAACGTATAATTTTCAAAAGATTTTAGAGATAAATCATCTGCAATATCATACAATGTCGCTTTATCAGCGTCATTCCCTTTTCTTAATGCTCTACCAATAGATTGTAATACTTTAATTTCTGATTTAGAACCAGAAGCGAATATTACATTATCCAATTTCTTTAGATTAACACCAGTTGAAAAAACTCCATAAGAAGCAAGAATATCATGCTGTTTAATTGGATCATTTTCTACTAAGTGTCTAATTCTTTCTCTTTCCTCTCCTTTTGTTCCGCCATATATAAAATGCAATTGACGATCTTCTTTTTGTAAAAGAGGTTCTAATATTTTACCATGTTTTTCTACAAGATCAAATAATACAAGATTATTTTGTCCTTCAAGGGACCATAAAAGATTTCTTATAAAAATATTTCTTTTTGTATTATTAACAATAAATTCTCTTTCCGCAGGATAACGTTTACTCGATTCTTTAATTTGTTTATATGCAGAATAAAAACTTTTTCTTACATCAGGTGAATGAGAAAGTACAATTGCTTTTACATTAAAGTCTGCAACAGTACCTTTATCCATAAGTTCTTTAGTCGACACGTGCTTTCTTACTTTACCAAAACATCCTTCCAATACAAGACGATGTGTTTTACTTTCTTCTGATTTTAATGTGCCAGTAAAGCCATGTCGATAATAACAATTAGGTAAAGACTCCATAATTTTTTGTAAAGATTTAGCTTGGAATTGATGTGCTTCATCTCCAAGTACAACTCTAAATGGAGCAAACCAGGATTTTGGTAATTTAACTAATGATTGCCATGTAGAAATAACAATTGGAGCATCTGTATTCTTGTCGACTCCACCTTGTATCTTATAAATTAAATCCGGATCACATCCATAGTCGACAAAGTCACCTGCCATTTGATGGACCAATCCAATTGTTGGTACAATAATAAGTGTACGATGATTATATGTTTTAAAATAATGTTGTTGAATTAAATAGATAATTAATGATTTACCAGATGATGTGGGAGATAATGATAAAGATCTTTGATCTCTTAATGCATCAATTACATATTGATTTTGATAATCACGAGGTTCAAATTTACAATCAATTTCTTTTGCTAATTTATATGCATAATCATCAGGAACATCTTCTCCAAAAATCATATGATCTGGAGCATCTAAATCATATCCTCTTTCCTCGCAAAATTTTTGTAAATGAGGTAATAGACCAACATATAATTTTGGACGTAATGCCTGGAAAATTCTAATCCATCCATCCCATACTCTATTTTTATATGCTGGAGAAAATTGATAACCACTTGGTTGAAAACGGAAATAATTTTCTAATTCCATTTTAGTACCAGAATCTGCATGTACAACCATGTGTACAGCATCATGCGGCTCAATTTTTATTACTTCACTCATTAATATTCGCCGTGTTGGAATTTAATAATATCTATCATTGATTTAATAATAAAATTTCTTGAATGCAAAGTCTTTACAATATCTTCTAAAAAGTTTGCTCTTGCTGAATGGAGATCGATTTTGAGACTCAATCTTATAATATCTTTATCTGCTTGGATGTACTTGTCTACATCATTACGAAGTACTTTTTTCTGAAATGGGACCCACCCACGTTCTTTAAGATCTTCTTCTGCCATAGATCCATCATAGTATTCTCGCTTTTCTAGCTCTAATACTTTATAATCTGCTCTTAATTTTTTGACAGTTAATGCTTCTTTATAATATAATGTATAATATTTGTTATGTAAAGCTGGAATTTTTTTAAGCTCGCCGGCTAAATTTGATTCATCTATACGAGAATCTTCAGCCCAAATATTATTAATATCTTCAGTACTCATTACAAATCCTTGACATTCAGTTTTTCACAATATATAATATTATAACATAGTTTATTAGAAATGTCAACTAATAGTTTCCATAAAGAAGTTATTATATCTAAATGTAACGTTACATTCTGGATAAAAAACATCTGGAGAAGTTACATCTAGCATGACGGGTGCTAATGAGGTTGGAAAGCAATCTGTAAAAGTAAATTTAATATTTGGATTGCGAGCGCTATTTTGAATAAGTATAGATATATCTGATACAATACCTTCTTTTGTTTTGGCTAAATTTGCGTATTGATCAGATTCAACTGGAGTACCAAGACCTTCCATCCAGTTTAATATTTCTTTATAGTTGGTCATATTTTCATCAACAATAAAAGATAGATCCAGTTCTGTGTAGTCTAAGCGATCTGGTTCTTTATATATATTGTGAATAGGAGCAGTTTGTAATATAGGCGTCATAGTTAAACTAGGGATAGTAGCCTTTTGAGTAAAGAACTCTACATTGGGTATTCTATCTATAGTTACAAGAAATGATACCGGCGATAAATAATTTGTAATCATTGAAATTTACCTGTTGACATTTTTTTAAAGTTATGTTATTATTTATTATAAGTTAAAAACGGAGCAAAATTTAGTGTCTGAAGATTTTAGAATATTAACCGCACGCCAGCACGTCAGAGAACGTATTGGTATGTATATGGGTTCTTCTTCTCAAGAAGTTATTGAAAGATTTGTTTTAGGTAAGTGGGATAAACATACTTATGTTCCTGCTTTGTCTAAAATGATTGATGAAATTCTCGATAATTCTATTGATGAAGCAATTCGTACTAATTTTAAATATGGAAATAAAATTAATGTTTCTATAAGAGATAATAATTCTGTTGTAATTACAGATAATGGACGTGCTATTCCACAAGATGAAATCTTTGATGAAACAACTAAAGATAAAATTCTTAGACCAGTCGCTGCTTGGACAAGAGTAAATGCTGGTACTTCATTTGATGATGAACGAGTTACTATTGGTACAAATGGTGTAGGTTCAGCAGCAACTAACTTTTTGTCGACTAAATTTGTAGGTAAAACGTGGTCCAATGGTAAATTGGTTCAAGTTACTTGTAAAAATGGTGGTGAGGATATTAAAGTAGAACAAAGAGAATATCCTGTAGGATCTGGTACTGAAGTTATGTTTGTTCCAGATTTTAGTTTATATGAAACTGATAATCTATTTGATTTAGATACGATTGATTTAGTAGAAGATCGTTTAATGAGTTTACAAATGGCATTCCCAGAAATTGCATTCTCATTTAATAAACGTCGTATTAAAGTAAATAATCTTAAAAAATATTCTGAGTTATTTGGCGAAGAAGCAATTATTGAAAAGACTGATAATTTATCTTTCTTTTTCTCTACATCCGATGATGGATTTAGATCTAATTCATTTATTAATGGTGTTAACACTCGCATGGGTGGTACATATGTCGACTACATGACTAATATTGTTTTAGATGAATTAGGTGCAATGATTAAGCGTAGACATAAAATTGAAGTTGCAAAGTCGACTATTAAGAATGGTTTAACATTTGTAATGTTTGCAAAGAATTTTACAAATCCTAAATTTGATTCTCAAACAAAAGAACGTCTAACAAATCCAATGAGTAATGTTAAGGAACATTCAATTGAAGCTGGAATTAAAGAAGCATCTTTCTATGCTAAAAAGATTTTAAATACACCTTCTATTATTGATCCTATTATTGAAGCTCAGCTTGCTAAGAAGATTGCAGCAGATAGACGTGCTGCTACTCTTGCACAGAAGAAATTACGTAAAGTTAAAGTTGCAAAACATATTGCAGCAAATACTGATAATGCAACACTTAAAATTGTAGAGGGAGATTCTGCAATGGGATTCCTTCTTAAAGTAAGAAATCCTGATAAGGTAGGCGCATATCCATTACGTGGTGTTATTATGAATACGTGGGATATGAAACCAGCTGAAGTTCTTAAAAATAAAGAATTAAGTGAATTAGTATCTGTTCTCGGACTCGATATCACTAATCCGAACTCTGTTGATAATATGACATATGAATATATTGCTACATTAACAGATGCTGACCATGATGGTATCGGACATATTAGTCCATTACTTATTGCATTCTTTTATAAATTCTGGCCAAGATTATTAACTGAGAAAAAAGTTAAAATCACTCGTACACCAATTATGATTTCATCTAAAGGATCTGATGTTAAATGGTTTTATACATATGAAGAGGCTAATGAATTCAAGTCGACTCAGACAGGTTGGAAACATCGTTACATAAAAGGTTTAGGATCATTACAAGAAAACGAGTATGATCAAATAATTAATAAACCAGTTTATGATGTTGTAACAGTTGATAATGCTAATATATTTCAAATGATGTTTGGAAAAAATTCTGAGCTACGTAAAGAATATATGATGGCATAAACTTGTTGACATTAAACTAAAACATGTTATAATATTATTATATGAATGATTTAAAGACAAATAACTCTATGAATACAGATTATCCAATTTCTCAAGTAGCAAGCAATGAATGGCTTTCATTTGCTATGTATACTGTTGAAGCACGTGCTATTCCTAATATGATAGACGGGCTTAAGCCAGTACAAAGATTTTATCTATATAGTTCTCTACTTAATTCTAAAAAAGATTTTAAGAAAGTAAGTGCTATTGCAGGTATTATCTCTGATTATGGATATGC